AGCCCAATGGATGTATGAAGTTCTACCATCAGTGCCTTTCTCACCTTTATCAATCAACCCTTTAGAAACAGTAGTCAAACTTCTATCACTGGCGATAGCTTTAACAGTTGCCAATATATATACTAAGCCCAATTTTTCTGTGTGATAAACAGACATAGTGACTGTATCGCCAATTTTTACTAACCCTGTATTCTCATTGACTGCCCATGTTCCTGTATAACCAGGCGTACTGTAATGAGATATGCTGGTTTGATTGTATTGATAGTTTGTCGTGAATAGATGATGCGATAATCCTTGGATACCTTTTTCACCAAAAACTGATAAAACATAAGGTTCCCCAGTCGTGCTAGTACCGTCACTGTATCGTTCAATTCGATACGCCCAAACATAACGCTGAGTGGCGGTTGGAGTTTGCACCACTGTCCCCCAAGCTCCCGCATTACGAGTAACACCAGTGGCTTGGCTTGTCAGAAGATATCGCAGCTCAGTCGAAACGATGCCCTTCCCAGCAGGACCTTGAGTTAATTCAATAGCTTCTAAGTCTTTTTTTGTAGCGACCTGAGTGGCATCAATGCTTAGATGCTTAACATTTAATACTGCTTCACCATCATGATTAACGTACATGATGTCAGTCTCACCATTGGATAACCGAAACTGCTTAATATCGATAGCATTACCACTCAGGTTATTAATATTGACATTCCCTAGATTCTGATCGCTGATAGGAATAACCTCCCAATCAGTCCCAGACCACTGTTTCAAAATCACAGAGTATCCAATTGGTTCATACCAAAGATCTCCGACCTGCGCATTAGTAGGCCTTTCTGCACCACGATAGATAGCGTTTTTGCCATTGGCTGCCAACTGGATCATGTTTGCTGCCTCTTCCTTGACAGTCTCTAACCGTTGCTCAAGGCTTCGCTTTTCATTGATAGAGTTGTCTGATACCCGAGACACGAAATGCCCAAGCTCAATGGACTCAAAACGCTGACGCAAGCTATCAAATCGGTATTTGATAACCTTTGAAGTTGCCTTAAAATTATCCTCACGATGTTCAACTTTGACCGTATCACCAAGATGAACCTCTTCCATGAAGCGAAAAGCCTCATACTCCTTTGTTTTGGAAAGTTCCACAAAATCAACATCATAGGATGTTTTCGGAACATCGATGGTGCCAAATTGTTCACGAACAAGCTGACGCATCTTCTTGTAAGCCTCTTCAATCGGAAGGGCATCCTCATCATCAGCATACTCACCAATAGCAGCCTTAACATCAACCTTTACCTTCCCAATACGTGGAAAAGGATAGTCACCAATCCTAGGACTATCCACGTATTTTTCAGGCAAAAGCAAACCATCAAAGCCAATTGGCATGATTCGAGTCAAAACCTCTTGATCATCGATAAAAGCCTCGTAGCCTTTGAGATTTTTCTTGTGGATGATTTTAAACCCGTTATTTCGACCAATGGCTTGATTAAAATAGATATTAAAATTATCCCTTAAAATCTCACCACCAAAAAGAGAGACGAAGCTATTATCAAGTGAAGTATTAAGCAACACCTCGACAATATTCTTGCGGACGATGCGAGCACTAGCAACGCTTGAGATGTTGCTGAAAAACTGAAAAGCGTGACGATACTGTGTCTTACTTCCTAGCTGCTGAAGCCAAGCCTGGGCGCTCTTGTTAACAATATTGGTATCTTCAACTATGTTAAAAGCCAAATCATAGAAGATATGGAGACACGTAATTTCCAATTGTCCCATCGACGGCTCACACTTATAAACCCTAAAAAGTTGAGGACCTTGAGGGGTTGGAGCCTTGATAATCATCTGATTTTTAAGGACTTTACCAAATTTTCCTGTAATCGGATAAGACATACTGAGCGTGTAAAGACCGTTGATTTCTTCCTCGACAATCGCCGCCTTAGATTCATTGCTAAGGACACCTAGGCCATTGTGTTCAAAATTCGTTTCAATTGCCTTATAAAGCGTAATCATACGTAGCGCCACCGCCCCTTCCCTTCAATCCGGCTGATATTCCCAGACCATGAGATTTTATTGTCTCCTACCTTTAAAGTTGGGAATTCCCCAGTCATATGACTGTTCATATCAACAGTCCCTTTGTAGGCATTCATAGCTTCGCAGTCAATTTCAATATAGTCAGAAACATCTTTTAAAACAACAGACATCCCATTGATGGACAATGTACCAGAGCCAAAAACCTTGAGGTAAGGCCTTGAAAAATAACCACCTGGATTCTTGAGAGTTCCTTGCGTACTCATTGAAATAGTGTCTGACACCTCGTATTGAAATGGATCACAGGTAAATGATACGGTAAAACTCCCATACCCAGCCTCAGAATTGTCAATCTCGGAAATAGCGACCTTTTTGATTTTGTAAAAGACCACATCATCATCAAAGCGTAGCTCCTTTTTTCCAATAAAAAAAGCCTTAATGCGTCGCAAAAGACCCTTAATATTGTAAGCCTCTAAAAGATTGTACTCGCAAGAAATGACAATATCCTTGTATCCATTTTCAACCGTCAGATTACCATCTCGGCCAGGAATTTCTATATCCTCATAAGCCATTTCAGCTGTCGGAATAGCTGGGCGCTCAGCCAAGCAAAAAGGCAAATCATCAGGAAACTTACCATCTAAAAACGTTTTAAGCATTTGCACCTCCTAAAAGTCGAGAGGCAAACCCCTCTCTGGTTAACCAACACCACCAGTTGCAAACTGGCGCATGTTAGACTTGTTCGCAATCCACTTGTCAACCTTGTCAAAAAAGCGATCACTCCCGTAATCACTGTCAACATTCGCAGTCATATGGATTTCGTTGTTAACGATGATTTCTTGCTGACCAGCCATACCAGCTGCAGCAAACTGCGCACGACCAATCTCACCAAGTACTTTAGTTGTCAGCGGTAATACCGCCTCTGGACCAGCTTCACCACCAACCATCAAATTATTACCGTTTCGACCAAAGACAGTCGGATTCATCATGACCCCACCATCCTTATACCATGAAATTCCAAAATGAGGCACGCTTGGTGGAACCAAACTAAATTTCCCCGAAATTGTCACATGCGGTAATTTCAAATGTGGCAGACTCCAAGAAAAGTTAAAGAAGCCCTTGATTCTATTGATTGCGTTTGAGACCGTGTCTCTTGCACCGTTGATGGTGTTTGATATGGTTGACTTGATATTTCCCCAAATCCGCGAGACAGTCCCTGAAATCGAACTAAATACGGACGAGACCGTGCTAGACATGGAATTCCACACCCCTGAAGCTACATTTTTTATCCCGTTCCAGGCGTTTGACGTGGCATTTTTAACACCGGACCAAACATTGGAAATCGTACTAGAAATCGAATTAAACACAGACGAAACCGTGTTTTTGATGCCGGACCACAAACCAGACAAGAAACTTGAGATGCCGGACCACACACTTCTCGCCACACTTGAAACCGTATTCCAAGTCGTTGACAAGAAAGCGGAAATAGCGGTAAAAATCGTCTGAGCAGATTTTGACAAATTATCCCACAACGGACTGACAAAGCCAACAATTGACTCCCACGTTGAAGTAAAAACGGATTTTATACCGTCCCATAACGGGCTAAAAAAGTCTGCAAGCCCTTGCCAAATGGCCTGCGCCAGTGAAACAAAAACGTTCCACGCCAAGATTAGTGGCGTAGAAATGGATAACCAAGCGATATTAAAAATCTCCTTAATGGCCTCCCATAAAAAGAGAAAGACGTTTTTGAAGGTCTCCCATATCGGTGTTACCATTACAATGAAATTTGTCCACATCTCTGTCAACCACGTTGTCAGACTTGTCCAAATTTCAATAGTCTTATCCTTCACTACCTGCCACTTCTCAGCAAACCATTCACCAATTGGTCCAAAAACTTCCTGAAGCCAAGCCCAAAATGTCGCTAAATACTCCTTTATAGTGTCCCAATTGGTCACAACCAGATAGACAATACCTGCTATCGCGGCACCAATTAAAGCTGGCCAGCTTAAAATAGTGCTTAGAAAAGTCCCAATAGCTGGCATGAGCGTACCTGTAATAAAGGTTCCTACACCAGCTAAAGCCCCTCCCGTCCCAAATAAGGAAGCAATCGCACCAATTCCAGTAGCAATCTGACCAATGACAACCAAAATCGGACCGAGCGCAGCAACAATCCCACCAATGACAACGATGGTCTGCTGCATACTATCCGGCATTTTGGCAAAACCTTCCGCTAAATCTGCCAAAAAATCAAATAATGGATCCATGGCATCTAAAGCTTCAGACACTGCATCCATCAACGGACCACCAAATTCAATGGCAATATCGCTCAATTTATTTTTGACAATGGTTAATTTGCTCTCAAAAGTCTCATAGCGCTTCTGAGCCTCTTCTGATAAAGCTGAATTTTCTTCAAAAGCTCGAGATGATTGAGCAAAAGATTCTTTCAGCAAATCACCTGCTCCCGCCAAACGTTGCATCGCATCAATTTCGTTGACGGATTCCACGCCCAAGTCCTTGAGTGTTCCTGTTACGTTTCCTCCCTCGTCTTTGATACGGCCAAGACCTTTGACAAGTGCCACAATCGCATCCTGAGGTCGCTCCTGCCACATCGTCGCAAATTCAGCCGCACTTGTTCCAGCTAATGCGGCGAAGTTTTCAAGACCCTCACCACCTTCAATAACTGCAGTATTGACCTTTTGCATGACACGGCTCATCGCAGAGCCCCCAGCCTCGGCATTAATACCAACTGAAGACATAGCGGCCGCCAGACCCATTGTCTGAGCCTCAGTAAGGCCGACTAGATTGCCGGTTCCAGCCAAACGTAGCCCCATATCTAAAATTTCTGACTCAGTGGTCGCAAAATTATTTCCAAGCGAAACAATGGTGGACCCAAGCTCATCAAACTTATCTTGTGGCATCTGCGTGATGTTGGCAAGCCTTGCCAACGCATTCGCAGCCTCTTCAGATGACAAATTAGTAGATTGCCCCATGTCAATCATGGTGCGAGTAAAACCAAGGACATTCTCGGTCTTAATCCCCAACTGTCCAGCCGCCTCAGCTACCGCAGAAATTTCAGTGGTTGTCGCAGGAATTTCCTTAGACATGTCTCGGATGCCTTGACGTAAATCATCATAACTCAAGATTACCTTGCCATTGGCATCGACAACCTCGTTATTTGTCTTCGTAACACCTGCAAAAGCACTCTCAAAGTCACTTGCCGATTTGATAGCAATACCTGCACCAGCCAATATAGGGACAGTCAGACCAGCCGTCAGACTCTTTCCAACACCAGTCAGCTTGCCACCGATGTCCTTAGCCTTATCTCCAAAATGACCTAAAGTATCGTTGGCTTTCTTAGCTTCATTCGCATACTCCTGGAAAGCAGTCTTAGACTGCAACAACTCTGTCTCAAGCTTGTCAACCTCTGCACTGCTTTCACCATACTCAGCCTTAGCAAGCTCCAGTTGCTTCTCGAGATTTTCAACCTGCTTACCAGTATTTTCCATCTGTTCGGCAAGCTCGCGCTTTTTGATTTTGAGCTTGTCAGATTCACTAGCATTTAACTTAAGCTCAGCACGTTCTAAATCATACTTAGCTTTTGTCTTTTCGGTGGCATCAGCAAGCCTATCCTGCTCAGACTTCAAGGCAGTCAGCTTGTTTTTACGTTCTTCAGAAGCTCTGGCAGATTCACTGGTCGCCTGTTTTTCCTTTGCAAGAGCCTGAGTGGTCTGCTCAATTGCATTTTTAAGGTATTCCTCGTTACGCTTAGCATCTAGTAGCTTATTCGTCCACGTCTGTGTCTCTTTCGAATTTTCACCAGTGAGACGAGTAACCTCTTCAAGAGCCTGTTGCGTCAACTTTGTCTTCTGCTGAGCAATCTCATACTCTGACGATAATTTAGTTAAACTAGCTTCCAGCTTATCCGTGGCACTACCTGTTAATCTAAGCTGTTCCTGCTGAAGCCTCAATTCTTTATTCAAAGCGGTAATCTTCCCGTTCATTTCGGTGATTCCACGATTAAATTCAGCATTTAAGACCTTATAAGTTACCTTAACCTCTGATTTTCCAGCCATTTTACCTCCTTTCTTTGATTAATTACCTACAAAAAAGGCTGAAATTACCTTAGAATGGCAATCTCAGCACCTCTTTAATCACTGTTTTTAAAGTTTTCAATGGCTACCTTTGTCGCAGCAATAACTTCCAAATCATGGATTGGAGCCTGCATTACAAAATCAACGCCTAAATCAAACGCAAAAGCATAGTAGCAAACCACATCATACAGACTAACTTCATCCCAATTAATTTTTGGAATCCGTTTAGGTTTTTGCTTATCCTTGCCACTTACTTTTTTGTAGCAGCCTCAAAAGCAACATTCAACTGACTTTTCTTGACTGGTTTACCACCCGTCATGATTTGGCCAAAGATGGCCCCAAGAAGTTCCAGGTCAAATGGACAGACATCTAAGAATGCTTGATAACCTAATTCACCTCCTGCAGCACGATAAGCCACAAAAACACCGTTTAAGTAGTCATTTGCATTAAACGCTGAATTACCCTTGCGGCGCGCAAGTATATCATTTAACATATGCTTACTCATCAAACCTTCCTTCTGCGCTCGCTGAAAATCAGCAAGAGAAATCCGTGTCTGAATCGGCACAAATTCCCCATTGGTCAATTCAATGCGTGTGATCAATTCATTTTGTTCTGACATGATAGCCACCTTTCCTTAGTTAAATAACAGCCTTCTTGACAAGTTCAGACGTAAAATTAGTGTTCCAAGCCTTAAGCGTAGGCTCATCTGAGATGTCATCTGCAAAGCCTTCGTAGTAGAGACAATTATTTTCATCTGCCATCGCTGTAAACGGAATTTCCACCTCAGCGATTTCTTCTTCACCGTTGGTGATGTTAATTTTGAGACCACTGGTAAAAGTGATGTTTGGGAAAGCGATGACCTTACGACTTTCACGCCCAATGTCGTACACATCCCACGTAACGTTCCCGCTAGCACCAGTTGACGTCGTCTTGTACCCATAGATGCCCTCTTTGAGCTCATCATTGGTTAATCCAAAGACATCACGAAGAACGCCTACTGGCATGTGACCTGTAAAGGTACAGTTGAGCTTATCAACGATAATCACTTCCTTGGCTGTTTTGCCTTCGCACTTCTTTGTAATAGTCTTAGTTTCCGCTTCGACAGACAGTGCACCCGTACAACCTAATTTTTTAGCAACTTCCAGTTGACTCTTTGCCATCTTGCGAAATTGACCATTCGTAATCTCAAATTGGTCAAATTGTTTAGTTAAATCCATTTTTGCCTCCTAGACACTTAAAAGTTCTTCCTGCGCTCGGATGAGTTCATCCAGCACGTAATCAAACACAATATCTTCCCTATCAGACAAACCTCTTTCAAAGAAAGCTTGTGCAATGGGATTGTGTGGGCCTCTCCCTTCGTTCGGGAAAACCAAATAACCAAAAGAGCCCCGCTTATTAGCGGCGCCCCCTCTGGCTACAATATCAAAACCCAAATTAAATATCCGCTCCTTCAGCGGATTAGAAAATTTAGCATGTTTCTTGTTACGGTCGCTTACCGGCATAAAGCCAACAATCCCCTGCATGACTTCTTTAGTCCCTTTATTTTTCAGGACACGATTGACGACCTCCTCAGACTTATTAGGAATTTTAACCATTGCTTCGGCTAAACGCTGAGACCCCGAAAAATCAAGCGTAGCCTTATTTGCCATAAATTACCTCTCTATCCGAATCAATTGGTGAAAATTAAGCGTCGTAGCCGTCACCTGCTTGTCTGTATTGACCAAGTTGCCCTTGTCAATTTCAGAACTATCGAAAATCAACCGACAGTCTTTCAATCGCTCAATCAGACTCACATCATCAAAACTAGCACTCTCACGAGTAACAAACATGACTGTGAAAGCCCGCTTGTATTGATTAGCATGTGTACCAGGTGTCAATCCACCATCGTCAGAGTACAGAAAGAAGGACGGGTTGTCTGCCACCTCGTCCCTTCCCATATCTAACCCAAAGCAAGGAAAACCAGTCCCACGAATCACCTCAACAATCCTACTTAGATCCAGAGGTTTGGATATAATTTCCACCATCCCAGTACCCTACCTTTCTCAGAAATAGATACATATACTCTTGCCGATTATCAACATCCACCGACTCAACTGCAAAAAGTTCATCCTTTATCCGTACTTTATGCGACTTCTGAAAGTCTTGCACATAGTAGCATTGGACCTTGATATCTACTGCAGATAGATTTGATACCAAGTAGCTATCATACTTGGCTACAATGGACTTGTAACCAAAGTACAATCTCCCCCTAGTCGTCAACTCTTCACCGATTTTCTTAGCCGTATCCTTGTCACGCTTGGTGGTCAAATCTCCATATTCAAGTAGTCCATCATTGAGTGGTTGATAATCACCTTTTTTACTCATTACCCTTCCTCCTCAATCGCCTCACACCATTTTCATGTTGGAGACGCAATAACTGTCTTCTGTAATCTTCCTCGAACATGGAAGTATTGCCAGACCAAGCCCGACGACAATACGCTTTCAACAGCACCCTAGGCAAGCCAGATACAGAGTAGTCCGACTCGCCACAGATACCATCGATAAGGGCTATCCCTTCTTCGATGTATTCCTTAATCTCGCTATCTTGACTATCCCAGGTCACACGCAAGTGCGATTTTATAGGTTCAAGAAGCACACTACTCAAATCTTCACTCACCTAGACACCTCCAGCTACTCTGCAACAGTCAATAGAGCAATCAAATCAGACTTTTTAGCTGCCTTATCAAATTCAATACCTTTTTCGGTCAATAAAGCCTTGATTTCATCCGTCTTCAACTTGCTATAGTCTGTTTCAGCTTCACTTTCATCCAATACCTTGACAAATGCACGCTTTTCGCTATTCTCTCCCAAGAGGACTTCGAGGCGTTCAGCATCCACCTCGAAGACATCCCCAAAAGTACGGTCAAGCTGAGCAACCTTATCGAAAAATTCTTCCGTTACTTCAACCTTAATCAGTTCCATGTTTCGTTCCCCTTTCACTAAATAGACACCTTAGGATTAATAGTATCTTCTTTGACGATAGTAGCTGGACCTTCCAAATCTGGGATTGTCGCACCTGCAACGCTAGAAATATCTGCCACAAAGAATGCATTTTCATTCTTGGCAATCCCTTTACCAAAGAATTGAGCGATGTGCAAATCAAGATTTTGAAGTGCTAGAGTCTCACGGTATTCTTGGATTTCAACGCTACCTGCAACAACTAGTAAGTAGTTATACGGAACACCAAAAACGAGCTTGTTTTCTGTAACAGCATGCAATGGAATAATTGTCTCTCCAGTCGGCAGTTGGGTTGTTACCCATACCCCTGCATCAGTTCTGAAAGCAAGTTTTGGAAATACCTTCGACCAGTAGGTCATCGGATTGACAAGCACAGCCACTTGGCCATTATCTGTTTTAGCTTTGGCAAGTGCAGCGCGAATACCAGCAAGAGTTGACGGTGTCAAATCAGCTAATTCGATGGCCTGTTTTTCCGGATAGACACCACCGGAATCTCCTGAGAGTTTTCGCATCATGCCTAAAGGTTTTTCTTTACCATCACCATTTACAACGGCCTCTTCAAGAGATGCTGCCATTACTTCTTGCAAGAATGTGATGACATAACTAGCCAACCAAGATGGGCCAAGTTTGTAGTACCCCTTCGGAACTGCAATATAGCCAGAAAGTTGTGATTGAGAAATATCCAATCGTTTGAACGAATCCAAAAGAATTTGTTGGATATTCTCAGGAATTATCCCCCAGAAAGCACGTTTCTTAGTCGAGTCACCGTAAATAAATGCAGTTTCCACATCGCCAACCTGCATATCAATCAAAGACAACAGAGGGTGTTCTTGTACCAAATTACGATACACATCTTCAATGATAGTTTCTGGGAACATCTGATCTAAACCAGTGATTTTTTGTTTTTGAGCTGCTTCACTGAAAAATTTACGTTCAGCGGATGTCAATTTCCGACGAAGTCCACGTTCGGCAAGGATAGACTCATCTTGTACCCCTTCTTGAAACTCCGCAGCAGCAGCCTTAACTTGTTCAGATACATTAGCTTCCAAACCTGTAACAAAGTTTTCAAAGGCTTGTTTCTGCTCCTGCTCGTTATCTGTTCGCAAAGCAGCAAACAATTGTTCGCGAGCTTCAGCAAAGTTTGTCTTCAAATCGTTGTTAATCAATGACATAATTATTGTTCTCCTCTTTTTTGTGTAAATAAAAAGGCAAAGCGTTCAATATTTCGCTTTCCCTTATCCTCATGTTCATCAGTCCCATACTTAGCCATAAGGCTATCTAGGACATTGTTTTCAGCGTCATTAGACACTTCTTCTGGCTCACCTTCGCCATAAATACCATCAGCAAGCCCCAAGGTAACTGCTTCATCAGCCGTGAGGAAAGTCTCCTCATCAAGAAGAGCTTTCAACTCCTCTCTGTCGCCCTTAAAACGCTTAAGGTAGGTCTCTTCAACAGATACCTGGGCCTTGTCCAAATCGTCAGCCACCTTACGCAATTCCTTGGCATTGCCATAGGCAAATGTCCATGGATTGTGAATCATCAACTGCGTATCTTTTGGCATCAGAATCTTATCAGCACCCATAGCAATGATAGATGCGGCACTTGCAGCCAAACCATCAATAATCACCGTCACAGTCTCATCACGCTGACTAAAGAAATTCTTGATTGCAATTCCCTCAAACATATCACCACCGTAAGAATTGATATGTACTTCAATTTCATTTCCTTGGAAACCTGCCAAAGCATTGCGAACATCCTTGAAGTTAATCCCTTCCCAGTAACCACCAACAGTACCGTGTAGGTATAATACAGCCTTATCGTCATTTGAGACAGATGCCTCAAATTTAAACGGAATGTGTTTTGTCACTAGCTTTCACTTCTCCTTTCTTTAGATTATCACCAGAACCATCAGCCCTAGCATAGTTTAACGATACAAAGTATTGATTGGCCCACGGCTCATCAATCGGCTCTTCTCCCAGTTTATCCCTCAATTCGTTTGTACTGAGAGCACCGATTCGGAATAATGCTTCCCCAGCCGACGCAAATTTCTCTGCGCTGTAAACTAGGATTGTGTTCGTCTGTATCTTAAATTTTGAGCCAACAGCCAGATGTTCCTTACCGTATAGCTTGCGATTAATTTCCGTTTCAATTGCGTCAGCCCACGGACGTACACCGAAATTGACAAAGTTATCACGAATCGCCTCTGCATCTGCCACATCACCTTTCATGATTCCACGAGGAATCGAGAAAGCGTCAGCAGCATAGTGGACAACATCCATAATGACATCGGAAATATCACGAGTAGTTACCGCCCCACTCTTAGTATTGGAACTTGTCTGAACGAGGCTAGATATTCCAAGCCCTTCTTCTAAAGGAGTGATTGAGTCTTCATCAGAAAGTACAGCAGCAAACCGCTTCTCATACATCTCATCCATGATAAGATCATATTCCGTTGTCTCGTTACCTTCATCATCTACCTCAACAACAGCCTTTCCGTATTTCTGGTCAAACAAGGTACCAATATTCAGACCAAGTTTCAAAGCGTTTCCCCTGTTGTAATTGCGAATCGCTCCACCAATCAACTTCCCATATTCCGAGTACAGGTCATCCAAGTAACCTTTTACCTTCGAATCATTCATGGTAAAGTGCAAAACATCTTCTTCCTGATAGACCGCATTCAACTGCAGTCCACCAGCAACCGTGATGTTCTTGTAAACATTTTGACGAAAGGCTTTCTTGTCAATTTCAAAGCTCTCCGCAAGAATGAACTCACCATTGTGCATCAAAACCAAAGCACCATCTGAGTTCTTGACCATCTGACCTATTAAAGCGGCAAGAAATTCATTCTGAGTCTGATTTTGGTTTGGCTCATAATTAAACCGATACCAAATATCACCCTTCTGAAGCTTGCCGTTGTTGTAGGTTTCATAGTTGGCCAAAGACAAAGCATTGGCTATCTTGTCAATACACATCTGCAGAGCAAATTCCATAAACTGCACTCGCTGACCAGACCGACGAACCGCAGCATCTAGCTCCTTACGACTAACCTTCTTAACAGTACCATCACGGGCGAAAAAACCAAAGAAATTATTTAACCACCCCAAGTGGACCACCTCCTTTTCTAATTTGCAACCTACTTACGCTTGTACCAGGGACGCTTCAATCGTTCAACTTCTTTTTCTAACTTCTCAATCCGTTTCAAATGAGCCGAAAATTCAGCGTTAGTGCTTTCAGCATTCTTGCAACAACGATCATTCAACTCCTCAAAACACTTATCAGTACGAAACTGAAGCTCAAACAACCGCTCCACTTTCCCATTTAGATAATCAAGCGTCTTCCAAATCAAAACAAATGGACGATATTTTTTCTTAATTCGCTTAGACATATAAAACTCCTATCGTGTAAAACTACGCAATCTGCGATTAATTTTTACAGTCTTCTTCTCCAACTGTTCCTCAATTGACATCGCATGAATCAAAGCCATAAAACCATCTGTCTTCCTCCTCTCTGGATCAATCTTTTTGTAAGTCTTGTTCCCTTTACCATCAACATCAACATAGACATTATTTGTGTACCACCGCATCATACGGTCTTCTCCAAACACAATCTCATGATTCGCAAACATCATATCAACCGTAGGGGCAAGCCTTGAGTGAGTAATAGCTCCACTACGAACCACTTCTATAGGCAATCCAGCATTTTCAAACGCTTCTTTGACTGGTGCCTTTCGGAAATCATCCATCGCTATATTGACAATCTTGTACTTCTCAGCCATCTTCACAAACCAATCAGCCACATACTTAGGATCCATAACCTTTCCAGGAACTATCGTAACCAGTCCCTCATGTTGTGGAATTGTAAAATCCATCTTAAAATCTTGGATTTTCAAAGCCTCTGAGACAATAAAAGTATGATGTAACCAATACCGCATCTTCCCTCGTCTAAACAAGAGACCTACACCGATAAAGTCTCGAACATCCGCATAGTCAATTGCACCCACACACTCCATTCCCTCTAAATCATCTGGTAACGGTCTGCTTGCTGCCACAATATCATCCCACTCAGCTACTGCATGAGTCGTATCTTCCAAGGGGAAATTACATCGCTTAGTAATAAAGTCTAGGAATAACTCCTTGCTACGTAAAGCACGCTTGTAGGCTTTCCTGTACTCTTTCAGCAATGTTGGCAAGTATGGCAACATCGGATTAGCCTTTATCCAAGCAAGCTCATCTTCCCATTCCTCAAACGCATCAATCTTAGCCAAAATCGGTAACATCCCAGCACGATAGTCGCAAGTTGAAAGAATATCCCTAGCAGTCTGCTTGTAATCATCCAGTACCGCACCACGAACCTTACCATCCGTCGTTAGATACATCACAGAAGCATCCGCAACCTTACCAAGAGCGTTGATGTAGACATTGATATTGTCATAATTCAAATACTCATGTAATTCATCAAAGATAACCAAACCAGGACGAAGACCATCCTTGGTCCGTGCATTTGAGGTGTGGTATTTAATCTTAGACCTAGATTTGATAAAAGTAATTAAGGTCTGGGAAAACTTGTAAGCCTTCTGCAAAACAGCATGGTCTTTAATCGTATTGTAAACATCATCAAATGATGTCTTAGCCTGAGCCTCGCTATTGGCAACAATATCCACATTGTACTCGCGAATACCGTTTCGATTGCTAGTTTTAAAAAAAGCCTCATCAGAAGCAATACTGTTCTTACCAAATCCACGAGCACATAATAAAAACAGCTCGGGAAATACCAAACTGTCATCGCTCTTCCAACGGATAGCATTAACTGCCGCATGAATAAATCGTTGCGGAGGCTGTAGCATATATGGGCGATATTTGTTGATAAAATCAACAACACTATCAGCCTTTTTTACATCAACATAAATTTCTGGATCAGAAATGGCAGCAATTACCAAATCCGCCATCTGCTTAATTTCCTTACAGACAGGATTTTTCTCTGTAACAATATCTCTCAACCAGTCGTCAATGTGAGAAGTTCCGCTGGTAAAATTAAATGTCTTCGCCATCCTCAGACTTCAATTCCTTAGCTTCGATTCCTAATTTTTCAAGCATGACCATCATCTGCTTATTGACGTTGACTTGGAGAGATACGGAATCATTTTTCTTACCATTAATACGTATGCCATTCAACTTTATATCCTGTCTTAAAAGTTGAGATGTCTCCCACAGGGAAATATACTGCTCAACTAAATCTTTAAATGGCTCCTCATATTTTTTACGCTCCTGCAAAATACGAATAAGCTTGATTCGTAAATCATCACGAGACTTAACATATTTTTTCTGAGCAACCAAAGGGCGTTCCCAATCAAATTCTGGGTATTCTAAAAAACCAGCCATATTTCTCCTTTCATGTGAGGTTTTTTTGTTCTTGATAAAATTTCGCTAGATATCTTTTCCGAGGTACCCCTTCCCGTTGCACGTTTCCCCTTTAGAAAAGCCATTTGGTTTGACCCGGGGGCTTACCACTGTTCCTCGTTGTCGAATTTTCGACGATGATAGCCATTCAACTTTTCTGGATGTTCTCGGTTATGACATGGATTGCAAAGACATTCTGTGTTGTCTAATTCCAAGGCTAACTCTGGATGATGTTTTACTTCTTTCTTGTGATGTACCATGTTTGCTGGTGTGTATCGACCGGCTCGCACGCAACGTTGACACTCGTTATTGTCTAAGCGTCTACGTATCTTTCGAATGGTTCGCCACTCCTTGGTCCAATAGAACTCTTTGACTTTGTCGGCTCTGATTAGCTCGACTAACCTGTCAAGTATTTCAGGAGTCATCAGATTCATTTGATCAACCCCTGACTAGCAAGCCATTCCTCTGTGAGAATCTGTTGAATCTTTGTTACAAGCTCCGGATTGAGTTGCCCAATCTGTATTCCAAGATTGCTCAATAGTTTTGTATTATGTTCAGACGATAATACTTGACGCATAAGACCAGTAAATAATGCTGCAACTTCTGAATTGGTTAGTCGATTGATTGCTATAACATCATAAATGTGCTGATTGATTTCATCAAGCGACTGTCTGTTTTGATTCAAATAGTCTGAGATTTTCTTTTCTGCTACTTTGTTAACCATTCTTCGTCACTTCCTTCTCTTAATTTGATATATCTTATATTCTCTCAAATTCGCTACACTTTCTAAAACATTATTAAATCGAGTGTTTTAATAGCTATCGTTTTATCAGTTTAGCATTTCCACGATATATCAAATTAACACTCTGAAAATAAAAATCACAAGTCAAATTTACGCATTAGATCATCTAATTGGTCTTGTTTGATACCAATATACCTAAGCGTAATCATTGGACTTGCGTGATTAAAAGTTTCCATCAATGCGGCTACATCTTTAAATTGTTTGTAATGATGATAGCCGTAAGTCTTTCTCATAGAATGGGTTCCGATGTTATCAATTCCCAAAAACTCAGCAGCTTCTTTTATGATGTTCCAGCACTGTTCGGGTGATAAGGGCTTGTTATTTCCTTCTCTGCTTTGGAAAATATAGTAATGATGTGGCTTATCTTTGACGAACTCTCTCATTTCCCTTTTGAGAGTCTTCGTCATTCTAAAAGTTCTGACTTTCTTTGTCTTGCGTTCTTTGACTCTAATATGCCAGCCTTGAACATCCTTAACTTTGAGATTAACAATGTCTCCTATCCTAAGGCCTGAACTTATCCCAGTAAGGAAGAGCATGTAATTACGTCTCCGTCTATCTGGGTTTTCCGCACTCTCATGAATCAAATAATCTTTCATTGCTTGAATGTCATCTTTATCTCTGATTGGCTCAACTAAGTTCACACGTTCCTCCTTCCCAGAATAATATAAAAGCCACACGGATTTGTGTGACTTTATGTTTACCTATTAGTTTTACTCATGATACAAATATAACACATTGTTTTTGTCACTTCTATACGTTTTTGTGACAAGATTACATCAAAAGGATTCTGGCTAAAGTGTCCAATATAACTTCGCGTCGTCTATAAATTTGCTTTCGATGCTTATAAAGATAGCCAGTATCTCCATTTTGCATGATATACAAAATTTGAACCCAGTCATACTTTGTATGTTCTCCCCAACGCAAATGAAAGATTTTCTTATCGTCAGGTTCAAGTACCTTTAATAATTCTGAGATAGCATTCTGAAACTCTTCCAATTTTAGAATTACTGGATCGCTGGCGTAAGTAATGGCTAGGTTTTCGGATGTATTGCATGAAGTACCACTTCTACTTGCTCCCGAATCGTCTATGTCTGGCATCGTTAAATTCTTAACCGCATAGACCCTTTCTAATTCATGACGGCGCTGGCCAATAAGTTTATCAATTTTTAGATACTTAGCCTCAAGCTCAAACTCAAGGAAATCACGTCTTGTCTTACTTGCTGTTTTCTTTGTCAAATTGTTCTCCCCATTTTTTCCATTGATCAGCTGCATTAGCAAAGGCTACTGATAAGGTTGTAAATACATTACTAATGGCAGTACCTACCGACATGAAGATTTGTCGTATCTGTTCAGGATTTAAAACCAACTGTTCTAGTTCTTGCTGTCTTTGTAACTCAGCTTGCTTAGCTTTCTTCTTCCTGATTCTTTTGTTCATGTTTCCTATAAGTCTCCCAAGCTCCCGTGATGATAGCGATTAACACAATCAACAGGAATGCAATCACAATCAATGCTGCCAAGAATTTAATAATTTCAAGTAAAATCATTTCGTCCTCCATTTTCTCGTATTAGCTCTTTTCTTAGCTGTTTCTCTAGCTATTTCGTCCCATACATAGTCGGCATTTTCAAGCATGAGGTCCACGCATTTGTCTTTTAGGGTCTCGATTTCAATTTCTTGACGCTCTATGTCTTTGTATGCACGGTTGTAAAGTTCATCTTTCAGGAACTCATTTTCTTTGAGCAACTGAACTACATCAATTTCAATCTTACATCCATAATCTGGTAACAATCTAATTCCATTAAAACTCATCTAATACCTCCTGTAATTTTTTTATTGTGACATCTGCATAAATCCATACTGTGAAATCTGTTGGAACATCTGTCACAGAGCGGCTTGTCAATTGTCATTATTTATCTCCTTTTACCAAACTTCAATATCTTCACTATCACATTTAGGGCACTCTGTAGGTTTCTGATAGTCGTACAATAAATCACTTACAAAAGTTCCCTCAAGACAGCCATTACACTCAACAAAATACATACCCTACCCTCCACAGGTCTCAATTTTCGGTATCATTTTTTGCCTCCTATTTTTCGAAAAACATACCTATCATGCTGATGATAAGTATCCAAATAAAGGTCAAAAACGCTATTAGCCCAGATAGGATGATGAGATTAAATAAAAAGTCTAATATCGGCCAATCCATCATTCCACCTCCTTCGGCGGTTCAGGCAACGACATCCAGTACAGCTCATCACCTTCGGTGTTTTCGAAACATACACCCTCGCCACACTCGACCCAAGTATCTGTCCAGACATTCTTACCATCTGAGACCAATACCTCTTCATCGATTTCTGGGGTTATACAATCCCACATAAAATCGTATCGGTAACCTTCTGCTTTTTCTTCCTCCGTGAGGGGTCTCGTTACTAATTTAACCCATTCCATCACTCCACCTCTTTTGCAAACTGCCACGCCCACTCAAAATCCTGTTTGATTTCGGATTCAGTGAGTTGAAAATCGCTATCATAATTTTTATTACCATTCCGTCCTACGGAACGCCAAATAGCAATACTTCCTGATAGGGTTCTCCCTAAAATATACACATCGTCATGGATTGCATGCGGATTCGGTATCTCCACCGTATATAGCTTCTCCTGCTCAATTTCATAACCGTCCAGCCAGGCACGGGCGAAGGTTTCTTCGTTATTAATAATCCACTCCGACTCTTTATTTTGGGCGTTATCCATTGCAATAAATAATGACATGCCTTCGACTTTTGCATACCGAATATAGCTATCAATAAATTCAGGCACCACAACCTTCTGCGGTTCGTGTTGTTTCGGAAACTGATACACTTGTTTAACTGCCATTCTAAAAGGATGTGTGGTACTGTGGACTATGACTTCAACTCCGTCAGTATACGTTTCGTTAATTGTTACGGGTATAAATTCCGTACACCCATTCACTTCGTAAAAATCATTCTGTTTCATCTGTTTTCTCCAAATCTTTTTCGCGGAAAACCCTAATCACGAAATTATAGGTATTGTCAGGCGATGGCAACAGCAACTGTCCGCCAAATTGCTCCTCATCTTTGTGTAAATCGTTAATTATGGATAGTATTTGTTGACCTACGGTCATAGGTGCCATCAAGTCCTCGCACTCAACTGCTTTTAGTAGCTGATGCACCTTATCCAATTCTGCAAATTTTTTGTTTTCTTCTGTCATTGTATTTCCTCCAAAAAATCATATACCGTCATCTGCTCCACCCTCTCAAAATAAACTGGGCTGGTAGCTAGACAACATCTGCTCTTTTGCCTTCTTGTAAAAATCCTTCTTGATTTCAAAACCATAGGCTGACCGATTCATCTCAATTGCTGCCCGAAGTGTGCTTCCGCTACCTGCCACTGGGTCAATAACCACATCCCCCTCATCTGTAAAGATTTCAATTAACCGTTTCAGCACAGGAATTGGCTTCTGCGTTGGGTGGATAACCGGATATGAGCTATCCTTCTCCCACGGCGCATGATTGAGTATCATAGCGCCGTTGTTGTTAAATTTTGGTAGCTTATCACGATACAATACCGTAGCCTCTTCCACAGCGCCCACAATCTTCATGTTAGCTTTCAAAACCTGCGGGCTAGATTTCTTGGTAAAGTAGAGCGGGTAAGCATTGTTAAAACCGTGCTTCTTACCACACTCAATAACCATGTCCCGTTGTTGCCAGGCATGGAAAACAATCATTGCTGGCGCTTTGCCTTTTTCTTTCGGTTCCTTCTTCAAAAGCCGACTGCAAAAATCAAAGAAATTGTTAATTTTAAAATCGTTGTCCGTGTCAAAGAACGATTTACCTGCTAACTTACTCTCCCCGTTGCTGTTATCACCATCCTTATACCATCTAGGGTCACTGGCATAGGCATTATTGCCGAGGTTATACGGTATATCAGCAATAATCAACTGCGCCCGTGGAATGTTGTAACGTTTTGCATTTTCGAAATGGTCATTAAAAAGTTCAAATTTCACATCAACTCCCCCGTCCTTTCAAATACTCTGGTATCGGGTCACCGATCTTAAGACTCTCGTACTGCTCTTTTGTCACAAGAAACTTTCCGTAAGCGCCGACCGTGACCGTGTAGCGTCCGTCTATGATTTCCTTATCTGTAATTTTGCCGGTCATCAGACCGCCTGCATTATCGACGGTGTAGACAATCGGACGTGGCTCGTCGTGAGGTGCAAAATAGCCGATGACAAAGCCAAGGATAAAGATATTAAGTATCAGCAAATGTAGTTTATAGTCTTTACTCATAAACAACCTCTATCTCTACATCACAAAGCTCATCTCTCCACTTATCAGCAAGCAAAACCCTAGCCACCCTAGCCTCAATCTCAGTTTCAAAATAATGCGTATCTCGGACACTTCTGTCAATCTGACTATAGACCGTCACAGTATACGACGGTTGAATTTTATTTACCAAAGCATTACTCCCCTTTCACTATCAAGTAATAACAATCCCTCGCACCATAATCCACCCTGATATTATCCCCGCTCATGCTCTTAGCAAAAGTTGGACGGTTAATGGCAGAGCTACTTGCCTGATGTTCCTTTAGCGCCTTGACTGCGCTATGAATGTGGCAGAAACTACCCAGATAAAACCTGCGGTGACCGTTGTAGATAAAATAAAGTTCAATCATAGACAATCCTCCATATTTTCCGCTAACTGAGCTATTAACAACTCTTGCATAACCTCAAGCCCTTGAAGATAGTCAGGATTGTCATTTCTACTGGCCAAAAAATCCTTGGCCAGCTTTATCTGTGCACTTGCAACCCCAATAATCATCAATACCTCCTAACAATCCACTTCCACAGGATAAAACTGCCCGTAGGACTTATAAAGCGCATGGAGCACTTGCACCGCAGCGCCACGACTCACAAACCGCTTAGCTTTTGCCTCGTCCGAAAACGAAACCTCTAAACCGGTCAGACTAATAGTGGCTGACATCAGATAAGGCTTGTTTTCACGACCAGCATGCTTTAAAATAAACATTATTTCTCCAACCTCTTGAGCATCTCAGACTTCTTTCTTTCAAGCTCTGCCATTTTCTCAGGACTTGTTTCATTCTTGTAGTCCTGATTGCTCCACTCTGGCACATTTGATTTCTCCGGGACAATAGCAGAGCTCCTACTATTTTTCCGTTGCTCAAAGTTAGCATCATCAGCAAGCACCTGCTCCATCGTCCTGATACCCTTACGAGCCCAATTTTTCAAAATTCCTTGCAGGTAATTGTAATTAGCATTATTATTTGACGTTCGCTTGATAGCCTCAATGATAATTTCAACGCTCAACCCATCCTCCTGATGGAATTTGGTCAAATCCTCAAATTGAAACGGCGTCGGAGTATGACCTCTGAAAGCTTTTTGGAATGAAAGAATAACCTCGGTCATATCATCAATATTAGTATTACTATTTTCAGTCTTGATACTTTCAGTCTTATTAGTCTTAAATTTTTTGTCGTCTTGAATTAAAAAATCTTTAGTTCTGTGTTTAATATTTTTTAATTCAGTATTAAAATCCGTTAAGTTCTCATGTGAAACTTTTGGCCCCAGCAAATAAAGACGATTTGATAAATTAAGACCCTGACGAACCTCTTTCAAAAGCCCTGCATTAGCCAGTTCCTTTTTTGCTTTTATAATAGTTGGTACCGAGCAATTCAAACCACCAATTCTAGAGGCAAGATTTTCATTAGAGAACAAAATATAAATTTTGCCATCCTTGTCATACCACTTATTTTTTAGAGATAAAGATAAGCGATCATAAAGAAAAGTATAAACAGTCTTTGCCTGCAAAGATAAATCGCAATACGGCTCTTGCCACAGCCACTTTGGAAATTGATAAAACTGAAACTTTTCAACCTCTTGTTTATAATATGTTTCTGTCATTTCTCTTCCTCACACTATAATTACTCTTCGTGCAGACCTTCATACGCACATAAGCAATCGCTTCTTCAGTTGGTTCGATATGATTTTTAATAAGATGATAACGAGCCAAATCTTCAAACTTTGCAGGATTGTTCCTAGCAAAATGACGCAAATGCCACTTATCAATCCCAAAAAGCGAATTAACCACATAGTTTAATTCCGTATTATGTTCCATATCAACCTCAGTCCACAAAGACTTCTTTTTTAGTCACAGGATCAATATCAACACGACGGCCAGTCTTATAGTCAATAAATCCTGTTTTCTTAGCCGGTCGCTGTTTAACTTGTTCCCCTTGCCTACTTCTCAAAGCTTTTGTCAGTCTAATATTCATCAGTAGCGACTCAATCAATGTAACTGACACAAGTGTGCCTACTGCAATAATTTGTAAATTGTTCATGATATAGTTCCTTTTTGTTCTTTATGTTAAATAGCTGTTCTTTGCCAGTTTTTGTGGTACCATTCAATAACGGCATCTCTGGGATATTTCTCACGAGCATTTTCAATTCGTGGAAAATCCTTGTGACAATTAAATCGTGCATCAAAACTCCCTGTATCCTTTGTTCCAAGCAACATTTCAGCACATTGAGACTTATTGAGTTCCATCGGATATCGCCGTTTTTCATCCATGACAACGTGCATGACCTTCAACGCTCTATCCATTAGCCCAGCTTCAAACTGGTCCAACATTTGAATCATTAGATCATTCATGATATAATCCTCTTGTATGTTTATATTTGAGCCTGATTGCCGTCAGGCTTTTTTTGCGTTTTATAGTTCATAAGCATTCAACTCCATGATTTTCATTTTGGTGTTTGTGCTCGGTTCCCATGTCATCCAGTAAGATAACGCTGCTTCAGCGAATTTCTTTGGCAACATGTCATAGCGATTGATGTTGAAATGGTCTTTAAAATCAACCTCAGCTTGACGAAAGACCGACTGTGCGAAGATTTTATCAGCATAAGCAGGACTTTCTAAGCCTCCAAGCATAGCAACCACACGAGCTTTTCTCTTTTTTAACAAAGCTTGCGCAAAACTCGGATGAATTGGTTGCTCATTTTTCAGATAATCAACATCTTGAGCCAATGCCAACTGCTGCTCTTTCAGTTTCTTCTGCCCAGTAAATAGAGCGATGAAAGCCTCCTCAGGTAAATTTTCTGGCACATAAGCTCCCTGCTGACGAATCTGTGGTAATACCTCGCTAGTGACCCAGCGTTTGAATTCTTTGGCCTGTGGCAACTTACTGGATAAGATTAGCGAGTAAAGACCAGATTCATTGATGATGATTGTATTTTGGATACGACCCAAACTATCGGTGAGTCCGTGTTTCACGGAGTCATCCTCATCAACATGTCGAGAAATTGCATCAAGTGGTTTTAGATAACCTAAAATATTGGCCACATCTTTCCCAACAAACCAAGGCTCGTTGTTAATGGTAACAGTACGGACTTCCTGCCCGTGGAAAACAAAAATTTCGTTCATAAAATTCCTTTCTAATTTGATATAATAAAAATAAAATGCTTGTGAGGTAACAATGAAATTAATCTATTTAGGACTTATTCTTTATGCTATCCTGTATATTTATCAAATAATAAGTGAATTAAGAAAGATACAAATGACACATGAGTTGATTGATACTTTCAACAAAACATTTGAAAGTAAAGATATTTCTGAATGGAGACATCAATTAGTTCCATTAATGCCAAAATTAAAATACCTCAATCCTTCGTATCCGATAGATGCTCTCAGCTACGATAAAGATGATTATTATTTTCACGTTTCTGTAAAAACAATCTACTCACAACTTTTCACTATCCAAGATTACTTACTGTTTGATAAATGGAAAGTTTTTAATCCATTGACTCCTCTGAAAGATGTTTTTCTCATACCAAGTAAGATTCTTAGATTTTTAGGTCTAGACCTAAACAATATTATTTCTGCCATCATCAGCACCATTACGTGGATGGTCATTTATCATGATAAAATTTCAACATTGATAACTAGTTTAAAACCTATCTTTGAGGAATTTTTCAAAAATAATTAATAGCATTACTGTCTCAAATAGGACACAGACAGCTACCTCGAAACCTAATAAACACCAGTTGACAGCAAATAACGACAACGATAAAAACATTAAGTCTCTTAAAAATATCTTCACACCATTCCCCTCCTTATCTCTCCAAGCGCCAACAGAGTCTCCCACACATCTAGCCCCTCATTGAATGTTATTCACGATGGCTTCGTCGATGTCTACGCAACGTTCCCAATCGTTCTTAAACACCAATAATTTTCCATTTCTATACCAACAATCGCCCTCTACTGCGTTTGTTGGTTTTTCATTTCCATGAAAAAAATGAATTCACAGTTGAAGGTGATTTTATTAGATTTGTTTAGTTGAGTCTATTTGTTCTTTAGTCCAATTCCCAAGGACTATTTTTTTAGAATCTACTGTTACCGCAGTAGGTTCTTTTGGTCTATACGGATACCGTTTTGGTCTCATGTCCTTCTCCTTTCTAGTTCGGTTAGTTTCTCCCTTCCCGTGATATAATCAACATATCAACACGGAAAGGAGGTCAAGTCATGAAACAATTTATTATCGATTCACTAAAAGATGAAGTAGATACTATTACCATTTCTTTCACAAATGGCGATAAAATAACATTCTTCCAAATCTATGAAACCTACTCCGACCAAGAGAACATCATTGATTTGGTAGAGTTAAAAACAGACTACAGACACTTAGTGAACATCGAACAAATTGCACACATTCGATTGAATGTGTAATGCTACCACACCTAATCCTTGTGATTAGGTGTTTTTTGCTGACAAGCTCTACGCTTGATTGCGAATTCTAAACTTTTGATAAGACCGCCTGGCTGATGAATGCCTAGGACCGAAATCTTTTTCAAACTTGAAATAGCTTCTTCATAGGTTTCTGACGAAAGCAAAATCTCATCAACCATATTTTCAAAATGTTTTTCAATGATTTCTTTCATCCCCTTCTCCTTTCTGTAAATAGCAGAGCTGGTAAGTTAATTTGGCTGTTTTTTTATGAAAATTCGTTTTAATTCGTAATTTGTTCCTAAAAAAATATCATCTTGTTCAACTTTATAAAATGCAGCTAGCTTAGCAAGTAAATCTGCTCTAATTCGACTGCTATCGTTTTCATATTTCAAAAGCGTTTGCTGATGAATGCCAATTATATCTGCTACTTCTTTCGCAGTAAGACCTGTATTAACACGTAATGCTTTTAAAGACCATTTCAATAACCCTCACCCCTTTCTAAATTTGGTATAATGTTTGTAAAAATGATTGGAGAAATTTATGAAAAAGTATATAAAGACCGTCTCTGAATATATAGGTACTGTTATATTCACAATCTTTTTTATTTTAATGGCAACATCTTTATTTAATTGGATGCTAGAACTTTCCTCATACAATGCTTTATCTGAATTTAAAGCTATTGATATGAACCAAATGTTAATTGGCTTATGGTTCAGTTTAACTTTTCATCTAATTATTTTTTCAATATTTTTCATCTGGTATTCTATTTATAAAATTAAAGGACAAAGCTGGAAGATTGCAACTACAATCTTTTCCATTTTTAACAAATTATTTATACCTTCAATATTTTCTTTCTGGATGTTACTCTCTTTGAGAATTGAACTCTTTAACCTAATCGCTACAATCCTAGCCACTGCCGCATTGTTGGCAGATTTTAGAAAAAAATCGAAACCATTAGAATTACTCCCACTTTCTACTCATCATCCCAAAAAAGATAGCCAATCACAATAAGTTGAGAAAGACTAATATAAGTAATAGCTACTTCTTGAGCGACTTTCGGAAAAAATAGACAACTGAATAAAGCAAATGCATTAAAATTTGAAACAATAAAAATAATCTTCGCTTTCATTCTTCCTCCTTTCCACCTTACTTCTTCTTCCTCCACTTCACAATCTGCCGTATCACAAACGACAGAACCAACAAACCAGCTAACCAATAGATCATTGCTTTCTTTGGCAAATGGTGGTATACTTCAAATAAGAGGTTGGGGCTTTCGCCCCTTGCTCTTACTTTTTGTTTTGTAAGTTCCGCTTGTGCTCAAGCACTTGTTTGTGCCATAAGCGAGCTTCTCTTACTAAGCCTAGGACTATTAGAACTGTGCCGAGTTCTTCTGGTTTTAGGCCTTTTAGTATGTCCACCATTTGCTTTTCCTCCTGTTTTCGTTAAGGTTTTTAGGTCTCCCTCAACCTTACACACTTATTATACTACGAATTAAATCGTATGTCAATATTTTTTACGAAAAAAATCGAATTTTTTTATCTTTATATTTTACAAATACGAAATAATTCGATATTATATAGTAAAGAGAAACGAAGGAGAAAAACATGGTACGTGGACGAGGAAAACTTACTCCGCAGGAATTTGAATTAATGAGTGTTATATCAGCTAATATCAACAAATATCTTGTGGAACAAAACAAAAAACAAATAGACTTATCAAGAGGAACTGGAATACCACCTAGTACGTTGACTGGTTACGTAAAAGGTAAATCTTTGCCAATACCTGGTAACGTCCAAAAAATTGCAGATTATTTTGGTCTAAAGAAATCTGATATAGATCCACGTTTTAAATCAGTTATGCCTACCACAGCCCCTAACAGCCTCATAGAGCAGATTTCGGACAAGGTAGTATATTTAGACAGAGAGTTAAAAGAACCACGTCACAGCGCTTGGATAAGCCACGGAGAACGTCTCTTGGAGGAACAGAAAAAGGAAGAACAAGGAACAGACGTAGAGGAACCTATGGAACTCTACAGCGTCCTAACGACTACTTCTCTTGCTGCAGGTGTTGGCTATGCTTTCAACGACTATGACCAAGAAACAGTCTATGTTGGAAACAGGCCACCACGTCACGACCTAGCGTCCTTTATCAGCGGTGATTCCATGGAACCCAAATATCACAATGGAGATATTGTCTATCTCGTGGATAAAGGCTTCTCATCCTATTCTGGAGAAATCTGTGCTGTTGCTGTAAATAATAAAACCTACCTCAAGCGTGTCTATACCGAAAAAGGACAACTACGCTTAGTATCTATCAATCCAAAATACGATGACATCTACATCGACTTCCCACCAACAGACGGACACATCCGCATCTATTCAGTTGTAGGAACCGATAGTGTAGTTGAAAACTAAAAACCACTACCGACTAGACAATGGTCAAAGAAGAGTTTTATAATTTAGCAAATATAATTTAATAAAATTTAATAAAATTTTACACTATTTAATTTGACAAGTTAATATCTAAAAGTATATAATAGACACAATCGAAGTGAACGCTCCCCCCTGGGAGCCCTAAAGAGCTGTTGTGTCCGCACAACGGCTCTTTTTGATTATTGGGGTTAACAAATGGATACAAAACCTTTTAAAACAATTGATGAACAGATTAAAATTCTCAAATCACGAAATTTAACTTTTTCACACGAACCAACAGCTCGACGAATATTATCAACGGTCGGCTATTATGAACTGGTCAACGGATATAAAGATATCGGTATTGAATCTGGCGAAAAATTTAAAGACGGATTTACCTTTGAGCAACTTTTTCAGGTGTTTAACATGGATAAAAATATCCGTTCAGCTGTAAATGTTGCTATTCTTGAAATTGAAGCTCATTTACGAACAGCTTTATCTTACACAATTGCTAAACATTACACTGCAGATCAAGAACAATACCTAAAGCGAGAAAATTATGAACGTGGGAAGGATAAGTATCAAGATTCCCAACGTGATATGTTACTGAGGAAATGCTACAAAATAATCAACGATGATTCTCACCCATATAAACATTATCGCGAGAAACACGGCAATGTACCGCCATGGATACTAGTAAAAGGTATGACATTTGGTAACTTGATTACATTCTATAAATTGCAAAAGAGCTCCCTTAAGTCAGAAATCATTAGTGAATTAACAGGAACACCTGTAGAATTAGTTACGGAAGACTTCAAGCAGCTTATGATCAATATCTTTTACTTTTTGCTAGCTTATCGAAACCGTTGCGCTCATCTTGGTAGAGTCTTTAATTTTGAAACAACAAAAAATAAAATCCATTACAATAAAATGTTTCACGACAGAATGGAAATTACAAAATCAGAATACGACCTCGGAAAAGGACAAACCGGTTTAGCCACTCTTCTATCAGCTCTCTCATGGTTCTCTACAACAGGTGAAGTTTACCAAGTCGTGACAATTCTCAATTTCCAAATTAAAAATGCTGTTGATAACTATCTAAAATTATATCCAAATGACAAAGATTTTATCTATAACCAAATAGGAGGCGATTTGATTCCTATAATTTAAACCATATAAAAATTACACCATCGTTAAAAAAAGTTAATTAATATCATTTTGAAGGAGTCTTTATGAAAAAATCACTTTTAACTACTGTCGCTCTCTTATCCGTCATCACACTTGCAGCATGCTCATCATCAAAAACTGAGACAAGCAAATCAAGTGAAAATCAAACTACTCAAACAGAAACAACTACAGCAGCAAAACCTCAAGTTGATAACAGCAAGTATGAGGCTATTGTATCTGAAATCAAATCAACACTTGATCCAGAAAATAGTGGAGAACTAACTGTTGAAATTGAAAATGATGTTGTTGATTCAGAATATCCTGATGGTCACAATATTATTCGTGTTCTTTTAACTGGTGACTCCCAAAAATCAGCTAAGGAAGCCTTAGATGCAGTTTATTCAAACTCAGCAAGTACAGAACAAAGCAATGCTATTACATTACTTCGCATGACGATTTCTGATTTGGCTAAAAAACTTCCAGATGATACAACGGTTATTGATTTTGGTTACGAACAATCTGCTGATCAATACGACTTAATCGCTAAATCTTCAAAAACAAAAGACGTTATCCCCGTAGGTGACCTAATTGTAGAATAAAAAATCCCCACACTCTCCGAACTATCGGCGAGGTGGTGGAGGTGTATAGGGAGAGGTAAAAACCTCAGAATTGGAGAAACCCTCAGCTTATGTGATGCTAAAAACATACGCCCTACAAATGCTTTGTTTGGATTCATGAACTTATCCAAAAGAAAAGCCACTATCATAGGAACAGTAGTGGCACAAGAAGATGGAAAAAATATATTAGAGGATATCGAAAAAATAGATAGTGCAAATGTCATTAAGTATGTCTCTGGTAATTTGATGCAGCTCGTATTAACCAGTTTTGGAGTTGCTAGAGTAGGAGACTATTATGTTAGACCGATGGCGATTTATTTTGAATAACGTGCCATTATCCCCTTGACTCTCTGGGATGATTCTTTAAAATTGTTTTTATTTTCCAGAAAAGACTGGTTACAAATCTGTTTTATGTCTTTAACTACTTCGCTTTGATGAGTACAATCAGCATTCAATTTTTTAAGTAATTTCAACATATCAATCACCTGCCTGCTATTTTTGATTATATTATAGCATAATTTAAAACAAAAAAATCCCCACACTCTCCAAACCATCGGCGAGGTCGTGGAGGTGTATAGAGGATAGAACCAAAATCAAACAAAACAGTTGACAAAGGCTCAAAAAAGTATTAAGATTATGTTAATCTTAATGAACGGGACCCCAACGGGACCCCAAAAGAGTCGGTGTCAATGACATCGGCTCTTTTGTTTTATACAGGAGAATATCATGGATCAAAAACCATTTAAGACATTTGAAGAACAAATCCAAATCTTGAAAGAAAGAAATCTAAGTTTCGTAAATGAAGATGCAGCTATAGACATTCTTTCAACTTACAGTTACTATGAAATTATCAATGGATATAAAGACGTTGGAATTGAGTCAGGAGAAAAATATAAAGACGGCGTCACGTTTGAACAACTTTTCAACCTTTTTCTGATGGACAAAAAAATCCGTTCAGCTATTTCGAACGCTATTCACGAGATTGAAGCCCACCTACGTACAGCTTTATCTTATACAGTAGCAAAGTACTACTCTGCTGATCAAAATGAATATCTAAAAAGGAGATATTACGAAAAAGGCAATACAAAAAAAGGGCAATCCCAACGGACACAGTTATTAAAAAAGTGCCAAAAAATATTGAATGACACATCCCAACCCTATAAGCATTATAGAGAACACCATGGAAATATCCCACCTTGGATATTAGTTAAAGGGATGACATTCGGAAATTTGATTACTTTTTACAAATTGCAAATGCCTGAAATCAAAACTGAAGTTATCAGTTTAATGACAAAAATACCTTCAGAATTAATTGATAACGACTTGAAAGACATGGTTGTCAACATTTTCTACTTTCTGCTCGCACACCGCAATAACTCTGCCCACGTCAGTCGAGCCTATAACTTTAAAACAGAAAAGAATAAAATACGTTACTCAAAAACTTTCCACAACCGCATGAAGATTTCTTTCGAAGAATATGAAAATGGAAAAGGTCAGAATGGACTAAGTGTCTTAGCGTTTTCTCTATCATGGTTCAAGACACATAATACACCAGTTACAGACTTTTCGTTCTCAGTCACGAAATCGATTGAAGAATACCTTAAATTATATCCAACAGACAGAGAATTTATCGAACGAGAGATACAAGGTCCGTTCTATATTTTCGTATAAAAAAATCCCCACACTCTCCGTCGCCAAACCTTGAGTGTGAGGCATCTCGTATAGTAAAAACCTGCTTTGCAGTAGGTCTCTTTACTATACCCATTTTAACAAAAAATGAGGTGAATAACAATGGCATCATTTAGAAAACGTGGAGACGCATGGGAATACAGGATAATTTATCAAGACATCAATGGCAAACGTCGTGAGAAATCAAAAGGAGGATTTAGAACCAAAGCCCTTGCGAAAGCCTCAGCCCAACAAGCTGAGCTGGAATTAAGTACAGTTTCAAGCGAACTGCTAGATATTACTGTACTTGATTATAATAAACGCTGGGCAGAAATATACAAAAAACCACACGTCACTGCCAAGACATGGAAAACATACACTAAAAACTTCAAACACATCAAACGTTTTTTTGGTGATAAAAAGCTCAAACATATCAATCACACCTTCTACCAGCAAATTTTAAACGAATTTGGAGAGACAGTCGCCCAATCAACGCTTGAAAAATTCCACTACCAAATCAAAGGAGCCTGTAAAATGGCCATCCGAGACGGCATCATCAGGGATAACTTTGCCGAAGGTGCCATTGTCAAAGCACAGAAGTCTGGTAAAGCAGAGACTGAAAAATTTATGGAGGAAGACGACTATCTAAACTACCTAAACTTTGCGAAAGAAAAAATCAAACACGCCTCCTACCTGACCACCTACATTATTGGAGTGACTGGTCTGCGTTTCGCTGAGGCTCAAGGGCTTACCTGGGACGACATCGATTTTGAAAATGGCTATATCGATATCAATAAGACATTTGATTACTCGATTTCTCAGAACTTCGGACCAACAAAGAACGAACAGTCCATTCGACAAGTTCCCATTGATCAAAATAGCTTAGAAATACTCAAAAACTATAGGGACAATTACTATCTAGAAAACAAGTTAGGTCGTATCTGCTTCGGTACGTCAAATAACGCCTCAAATAAGGTCATAAAAAAAGCAACTGGGGAAAATTACACCAATCACTCTTTAAGGCACACATACGCATCCTATTTGATCTACAAAGGGGTTGATTTAATATCTGTCTCTAAACTCCTTGGACACGAGAACTTAAACATTACTCTGAAAACATACGCCCACCAGATTGAAAAATTGAAACAAAAAAATGACCAAAAGGTCAAAGAAATTTTTAACGAAATTTAA